ATCAATATCGAAGAGTTCTTCTACCTCTTCCATAGTAATCTCTACGCCTTCTGCATATCTTTCTCTTTCATGCGGAAGTATAAGGTGGCCTATTCCGATCGTGGCTTTTCCCAATGTGTCTAGGTACATAGTTGTGCGTACACCTTCATGATGACGTACCTGGTCACGAAGTGCATCTGTAATTTCAATCATATGTCATAAACTTTCTGAATAGACAATATACCATTGGGCTTAGTCATACTAGCATTTATTAGCCCAGATATGCCTCCGTTTTGTTGTGGCATCATTGGATTAAATTGTATACCTGGATCGGGGTCCGTGGGATAAACTTCACGAGGATCAATCACTGGTCCCATAATCATGACATCTTTGCCTCTATCTCCTTTTAAAAATCCATATTGACCTGGTTCTTCTGACAATTCAGGCTCACTGGGAATAGGACCAAAACTTGGATCAGGTACTCTAAAAATAGATCCTGTTTCCCTATTAGGTTTTATTAATACATTAGGCTCACTTGGTATGATACTCTCCTCATCCTTCAACTTAAATTGTGTAGGAGGTCCTTCTGCTAGTAATTGTTCAGCATTACCACCGTCTCTCATACCAACAGGTATCTGCACTCTCACAACAGAATCTATGCCACCAGTGATTTTTCTCATGATAGTGCGCCGATGCCTCTGTTTTTGAATGCTTCTCCTATTGCGTCATCTAATGACCCTAAGGACAGTTCGTTTCTTACATTAGGTTTTAGCAAACCTTGTATATTAAATTGATTAGGTGTTTCTGTTCCAAGGTTTTCATTAAATGTTGGTGCTAATTTTTCTTCTAATTGTCTTCCAATATTTAATTCTTCTTCTGTCATACTTTGTGATGGTCCAAACATTCTTTCCATCATTTCTAATTGTTGGTCTCTTGCTGATTTCATTTCAATTTCTTTTTGTGGTTCTTTCATCAAACTTAAAATAGATTGTTCAACTTGGTTGTGGAAATCTAACTCCTCTAACTCAGACTCAGTAGGTAAAGTTTGAGCAGCCCAGTCTAATAAAACTTTTTTATCTTCCTCAGATATAGATATTTCTTTTGTAACACCTGTTCTTAAAGCCGCCTCACCACCAGTGTCTTGTAATAATTTAGAAAATGATTTTAAAACCTTAGGGCTTGTTAAAATACTAGAACCATATCTTAACATCAAAGGTATCATAAAAGATGTAAGACCACCTGATAATGCGCTACCAGCACCTGCACCTACACCAAATAACAATAAACTTTTAAAACCACCAAGAGTTACACGTCTAGTTACGAACTGTGACGGGTCACTTACTATAAAACTACCTGCTCTTTCAGCTATATCTAAAAACCTCACAACATCATCTAATTTTGTTCCTGTCCCCTCTAATGCTTTTTCCATAGCAGCTCTACCTTCTATGGTGTCTAAACCTAATGATTTTGAAAATTTTGCTGGGTCAAACTGAACTGTTCTGAATCTAAAAGCATCATCTTTTGTTTTATAACCATATTTATAAATATCTTCTGGTGATAATTTTTTTAAATTTTTGTAATCTTGAAAAGTCTTAGCTACTGGTAAACCCTCAAAAGACTCTGATATTGCCTTATCGAATATCTTTCTCATAATTTGTTTTCTACCTGCCTCTGGTCCCATAGACATGACAGTCTGCGTCACTGTTTTTAACTTACCAAAATTAGGATTCATATCTCCATTAGGTAATCTTGGAGCATCATCTAACACTCGTGTTGTAACTTCTACGGGCACACCTTCTTTCATACCCGCTTTTTTATAAGCCTGTAGATTTGCATCAGGTGTCTTTGCTAATCTCATGATTGCACCCATGAGCTCTTCGTCTTTCATGGCTCTACCTATTAAGTTATCCATCATTTCTTTATTAGTGATAACACCTTGTGTGTAACTTTGTGGACCTGGTCCAAATATATTTGCGTTGACCATTTTAAATTGTGCTGCTGCAGGATTGTCATACTTTGGCATGACATTTGCTAAATACTCATTTGCCATTGTTAGTTTTCTCATGGCTGTATCAAAAACAACTTTATCAACATTATCATCGATATTTACTAATTTATTAAAGTCATGATTCATAGCTAACATAAGCTTTGTAATTCTAGAACCCTCTCTTGTTGGTATATTACCTTTGCCTTCAGTTTTAAAGTTAGCTGCAAAGTCTGAAAACAATTCTTGTAAAGTTCTAGCTTGATCAATTGTAATACCGTCAGGATCAAGTCTTGACATTGTTTGATAAAATTCTTCAAAAGATTTTCTAGACGCATCACCTGGAAATCTAAATTGATATCCACCTGTGCCTGGTGTTGCACCTCTAATGTTTGTTGCAAACTGATCTGCTATTTGTTTTAAAGTATCAAGTTTTATAACTTTTTTACCTGCTAATTTTTCTGAATACTCCTCAAAGCCTTCATAAAGAGCACGAGATATTCTCATGGTGTCTTCATATTCTGCTCTGGCTAATTTAGATATATCACCACCTAATGATGCCATAGTTTGTAAAGGTGCAAAGTTTTTTGTAACTGTGTCAAAATATTGTCTAATGGCCTCATTCGTTCCTTCACCAGCTCTTCTAAAAGGTGTACCGACAAATGGGAATATACCTAAAACTTGTGAATAACCTTTCCAGAAACTACTGTTTGTTGCCTGGATGATACCAAGTGGCATACCATATGTTTCTGCAACTTCTAACATTTTTTGATACTCAGGGTTTTTATTATCAAGTCCAAATAAAATTCTACCTACGGCTGGTTTAAAAGCTTTGATCAGTGGTCCGAGGGACATGGCTCCCCCACTAAAGGCTAAGTTTAAATATGCATCTTTTAAAAATTTAGCGCTTTGAAGCTCCCTGGATTCCATGGGTAAGTCATTTAGATGTCGTAACATTTGATTTGTAAGCTCATACAAATATCCACCGGCTTGTGCACCTAAAAAATCTGCTCCTAAAACTTTAGCGGCAACTGCACCAGATCCACCAGTAGGAGCTGTCAAAACACCTGCTGCTCCCATGGCAGTTAAAGCACCTGCCATTTCGAAAGATGGTTTAGATACTAATTGGTCTGGTATCAGTCGATCTAAACCAATTAATTGTTGACCTTGTTTAAAATAATAATTGGCAGGATCTTCTATTAATTTCATACGCTGATTAACGTCAGCTACCCTCTGTGCAATCTCTGCAAAATAATTTTTTGTACCAGGTGCATAAGGTATGTCAGAAATAATATTAGCCATTTCTGCACCCTTAAACTGTGATAACATTTGCATAGCTTCTTGTTCTGACACTTCTTGTGGAATGCCATAGAACTCTCTTACTTTTGCTTTGTCATTTGCAGTTGGGTTTTGTGGGTTCTCAAAATAAAAAGTATGGGCATTAGGAGTGCCAGGTAAAATAGTAACTCTATTTGGACCTAATCTTTTTTGTTCTTGTACTAAAGCTTCTGACATTAGATACCTGAGCCTCCAAATATGTTTTCATCATATGTTACTTCTGTAGCCTGTGGATCTTCTGCTGGTGGGTTTTCTAAATTAGGATCACTAAAATCCGTTTTTGGAACTATTTCTGTATAATCTTCACCTAAAAAGTTTTTGTATCTTTCTACTTTTGGATCATACTTTTCTTGATTAAAAATATTACCACCGTCTGCAGTTGCTCCTTGTGAGTAGATATCTACTTGTGCTCTTCTAATAAATCTTAAAATTTCTTTCAATTGACCTCTTACATATTCCGGTGATGTAAATCCTTGTAAGTTAACGAGATCAGATGCTCTTTTAATATCATCAACGTTCAATCTACCTGTAGGCTTCAACGCTCTAGCTAAAGCATAAATAATTAAGTTTTCCTGCACCTTCATACGAGCGAAATCATCTGAGTAACCAAGGCTTCTGTAATTAGCTAAACCTTTCTGACCAAAAAAATCATCGATACTTACTCTTCTAGTAACATCTTCAAAGTCACTAACACCTGGTATTTTTGATAGGGTCTTATCTACCATACCCTTCTTAGGTGCTTTAAATGTAATGTCCAAGAATAATTCTTTTTCATTGGGTTTTAGAGGATAAAAAACTTTGTCTTTCTCATACAGGGTGTTACCAGATTCAACAAATCTATCACCAGAGCCAGGGCTAACTGCATTGAAGAAAGATGCAAGTGTAAACATAGTTTCTTGTTTAAATTTATCTATTGCACCTTCGACACCAAATCTCGATGACTGGCCTGAATCTATGGCTTTTTGATCCATTTCAAACATACCTTCAACTAATGAACCAGCTCTATCTAATGTATCAAAGTCACCAATCAAACCTTGTGCTTGTGAGAAGTTAGGTGCTTTTACTGACAGCTCTGCGTCTGTTTGAGGTCCATCAAGAGGGCTAAGATAAGCACCTGGAGGTGCTTCTACATCAAATACAACGTCTCCTGTTTCATCTCTTCTTGGTAACATAAACTCGTATGTGCCTTTTTCAGGATTGTAAACTTTTTTAGACATTTGAACTTGCGGTTTACCTTGGTCGTCAACAAAAGTTATATTTTGAAACAACCTATCTGGGTTCGCATATAAATCCAAAGCAGCTTTTTGTTTGGCTTTAGCTGTGTCTACTTCAAACTGTGCTGCTTTTAATTGTAATTCTTTGTTAAAATCTAAAAACTTTTGTAAGTAATCATCATCCATACCCATTTTTTTTAGAAAAAACTCAGACTCTTTTTCTAAAATAGCAGCGTTTTGTTCTTGCATTTGATTTATGGCTAACTCTTTTATTTTTAAACCATGAGATATCTGCGCAGACTTTTCTGCAGTCTCTCTGTTGAGATACTTACCACCTATTTGTGCTAATATATCAAATACACCAGCGGCACCTCTGTAAGGTGTTCTAGCGTTGATTGAGTCAACTAAAATATTTAGGGTCTTATCGATTTGTGATGTTTTTGGTAAGGGACCTAATTGTTGTTCTATGCTGTTTCTTGCATCTTCAAATGTTACTCTTTTACCTAAGCCCATTTGTTGAGCTATAAAACTTGCATTCTCATCAGAGGCTTGTCTAACAGGAATATATGATGCTACAAAGTTATCTGCCATTTCTGCAAACATTGGTGTCTCATCTACCATTTGGTTTGCAAGATCTAGGTTTATGTCATCTTTGATAGCGTTCTCTTGTGCTAATTTTTCATCATCAACCTTAAATGTGCCGCCAGATACATTCTTTACACCCTCTATACTTTTAATTGGTTGAATTGATAGTTCTGGTTTGAAACTATTAAGGGTATCGAAGCCACTGCTCATCTTACCCCCTAACCTGCCAAGGCCTGTATGCCTGCTAATAATGGATTAGTTTGTTGTGGTGCAAAACCCGCACCTAAGGTTGGAAAGCCTTTTACAAGACCTGATTGAAACTCTAATGCTTGGAATGGTTGCATGTATTGTGCCATTTGATTTCTTTGCTGACGATCAAATATATCCTGCTGTAATTGTTGTTGAGTTACACCAAGAGAGCTTAATCCTTTCGCAAGATCTACATTGGCTGCTGGGGCTCGTGTGCCTAAATCACCAAACATTTGACCTATACCTCTGCTTAGATCACCACCACGTTGTTGTATTTGTGCTGCTGACTGTTGTCTGCCTAGTTGATTTTCAAAAGCTTGTTGCGCTTGTTGTTGAGCTGTAGCAAAACCAGATGATAATAAACCAGCTATGCCTCTACCTAACTGATCCTGAAATCCTCTCTGTGCCTCAGCTTGAACTACGCCCTCTCTGCCTCCGCCAAAAGCTCCTGCACTTATCGCATCAGCTTTTCTTTGTTGATTAGCTAGACCAAACTGTCTTTGCATTTCTTTAGTGTAATTATCAATAACAGCATCTTGGAAAGGGTTCATAAAAGCTTTGTAGCTTTCTGGATCAAAAGCACCCATCGTGCCGGCAACTGTTGCTTGTGATGTCGCTGCAGCGTTTGCTGCTTGATCTAAAGCTCCTATGCCTCTACCAAAAAAGTCAGGTTGACCCGCTGCGAACTGTGATGTTAAATCTGTAGCCTGTTGTAAAACAGGAGATATCTCTGCAATCTGTGCTTGAGGTATTGGTGGTAGGTTTCCAGATGTAAGTCTCTCACCTGCTGAAACTAAATTGCCATACGCCTGTGCTAATAGTTCCTCAAACGATGCCATTACATTCTACCTATTCCCATGCTTTGTGCTTTATCTTCTAAACCATTCATTATTGAATACATTTTTTTTGTACCTTTTTCTCTATCACCATCACCAGCAGCCATAACTGCTTGTTTAGTCATAACAAATTCTCCGTCTGAAAGCATTGCAGGGATTGAGTCTGACTGACCGTCACCTGGACCGTCAATCATACCAGTTTTTCTAGGAAAGTCACTAATGCCTCCACCTTTAGCTGCATAAAGAGGATTAATGTTTTTGAAAAAATCTTTGTCTCCTGTGCCAGAGGCTAAATATGGATTTTGTTCAGGATCGTATAGTCTTTGTGCATCTTTAGCACCTAGTGCTGCTGCAGCTATTGCTGCTCCTGTTGTTCCTAATTTTACAATAGGAGCGTACTTTTCAAAAAAATTAGCCGCTCTTGGTCTACCGGTTACAGGATCAGTAACTGTGTCAACAATCAAACCCATGTCTCTAAGTATGCCTTGTTTTGGTTGTACTGGGGCTGCTAAATTACTACCGACATTCATACTCATGTTTGCACTCGTAGGTATCGGATCTAAATTTATGCCTGACGTATTCACAGGTGCATCACCTATGGTCATCGTACCACCTTGTATATTTCGATTAGTTGGCGTTAATGCTGCACCAGCAACGGGTTGTTGTTGACCTCTGAAAAAATCACTGATGCCACCTTGTCCACCCATAAGCCCAGCTTGAGCTGTGCCTAAGGCTAAACCTTGTAACACTTCTTGTGGTTTTGCGCCCGACAATAAACCAATACCACCCTGTATTAAAGCAGGGCTGACACCTTTTAAAAAACCTAATTGTGGAGCTAGCAGACCAATACCTAGTTGTCCTACTGGGCTTCTAATTAAATCTTTGGCTGCTTTAAAAATCTTTTTAAACATTATTCTTCCTTATTAGTGGCACCCATGCCTAATCTAGGTGCAAAAATCTTAACATCTCTTCGTATATCTTCTTCTTTAGTATCGGTATTAGGATCGGCAACATCTGCAGACACTGCTTCTTCTGACTCATAATTAGCTCCAGTCTTTTTATGAGTAATGACTGTTTCCGTTTTGCAACTGTATATAGG